CGGACACATAATTACTAAAAGTGTAATATAAATTTATGGAGACTTGCATAGGGTTGACAAGCATAAAATTTTGAGTTATAATCGCACTGTAAGTAAAATATAAATACTTGCTCGTAAGCACATTACGAAATATTACAGTGCGAATTCCGCAAATTTGAGCTAGGACTGTGGTATAATATACAACACGGAAACATGTCGAGTTTCCTATAATCTGCGGGTAACCACTCCGCAAGTTAAATAACGAGGTAAATCAAATGATCAAATCTGTATTCGCAGCAACTGCTGCTCTGTCTATGTCTGCTGGTGCTGCTTTTGCAGGCCCATACGTTAACGTAGAAGCAAATGCTGGATGGACTGGTTCTGAGTATGGTGGAGTAGTCACCGATACTCACCTGGGCTTCGAAGGCACCCTTGGAGAAGATGCTTCCTGGTATGTTCAGGGTGGTGCTAGTTTCGTCAGTCCTGATGGTGGAGAGACCGATGTCGTTCCTTCTGGTAAGGCAGGCCTGGGTCTTGCTCTGACGGATGCTCTTGGTGCGTATGGAGAAGTCTCATTCATCGGTTCTGGTGATGATGACATCGATAAGGGTTATGGAGCTAAACTGGGTGTGAAGTATAACTTCTGATCACATATCTAGAGGGGGGAAATTAATAACTTTCCCTCCTTTTCTTCAATTCACTATCTAACAAATGTCTATCATTAAAAAACTTAAACAAGTTTTATTTAAAAAAGAAAAAAATAAAACATCTAGACAAAATACTTTAAGTGATTATGTTGGAGTTCCAGCACCCGCATATTTAAAAGAAGATGAATGGTTTGGTCCTCCTCCAGAATATACAGAAAAACAAAAAGAATACATTGTAAGAGAGGTAGAGAGTAAAAGAAAAGAATTTGAAAATACTTTATCCATAGAATCTCATGATATACATCAAAAGATTTACGAGATTGCTACTAAAAGTAAAAACACTACTCTTGATCTTGATTCTCCTGGAGGATCAGAAAACTTTCAGTCCGATCCGGGTAAATGGAATTCTGGAAATGGGTGGGGTAAATTCTAATGAATAATGATTGGCGCTACAGTGAAGAGAGAATGGATGTTCGTACACAAGGATTGAATATCCTACTTAAAAAGTTTGGATCAGAGATTTGCTCTGATGGATCTCCTAGATATTCTAATCAAAGTATCTATGAATGTATTCATGATTGGGTATCTCAAGGAAATGTCAATACAAATGGCATCGTTAAATACTATGAGGCTTATTACACATGAAAAAATTAATTGCAGCTCTGGTTGCTGCGGCAGCGGTTGCCCTGCCTGCCCATTCAGACCCAATCACGGAAGATGAGTTCTTTACTCCTCATGCAATGGGGTGTATGTTACTCCAAGAGTGTACCGATCATGTCCAAGAACTCAAAACAGTTTCCGACCTTAATAAACATAAGGAACTGGATGATAGTGATTACAGTATTATTGCTGATGAGTTTAACTCTCTCATCCGATCACTTAATGCGGTCGGAGCTAAGGTTTTTCTAGCAGACCTTCGATATTTCCCAGTTGGCCATCGTGGTGTTTATCACACTGTAAGTAATAATTTCTTCCTGAACGTTGGTCACATGCATCGTCCTGAGGTGGTTATTGCAGTAATGCGACATGAAGGATGGCACGCTGCTCAGGATTGTATGGCAGGAACAATTAATAATAACTTCATTGCTATTATCCATAATCAAGAAGATGTTCCAAAGATGTATCAGGCAATCGTAAAGAGTGCTTATATGTCTCAACCAGAAGCAATTCCCTGGGAAAAAGAAGCATATTGGGCAGGTCACACTGAAGGTATGACCATGAAAGCACTTCAAGCATGTGCCGCTGGTAACATGTGGGAAGTTTATGAACCAACTCCACTGACCCGTGAATATCTCGTGAAAGAAGGATTTATTGCTAAATAAAATTGATTTTTAAATAAAATCAATGCCGGAGCAAATTAAAGATCCCATCAAACCGAAAGGTCCAATCTCTAAATTAAAAGAGAAGATAAATGATTCTGAAGAGCAAATTGAAATTTTAAGTACTTTTGTTCGACTTGGTATTCTTGTTTGGAGCGGAACTATTCTTACTTTAGCATATATAAAATTACCACCTTCTCTTGGTATTCCTGAACAAAAACTAGATCCGACATTTATAGCCAGCGTCTTCACTGGAGTTTTGGCCACTTTCGGGGTTCAGACAGCAAAGAAAAATGGTAATGGAAATAGTAATACTACTGGTATTACTAAAGAACAGATGGAGAAATTAATTGAAAAAGCTTCTGCAGTTGCTCCTTCCCAAACAATCAGAATTGAGCAATCACCAATTAGAATCGCGGGACAAGAAGATGGAGAACCACCAGTCAAACCAACCATTTAAGTTGATTGCCCTTGGATTGGGTAGTGTAATCGCCATAGCACATATTGGTGTCCTAGGTCATTTGATTAATGCTACTAATCAAAAACCTGTGATGCCATCAATTAATTTACCTACTGGACCCTATTCTTCCTACGATGTGAATGTAGGCAAGGAGGGGTATTCTATTAGGTACAATGCAAATGATCCGAAGACGTTGAAATCTGAACGTACCTTGGATCTAGACGTAGAAAAATCTAAGAGTGGTTTCTTTGGAAATAAAAATTACACTGATGAGACCAGGAAGGAATGGAGAATTGATGAATATACTGCTGAGGGATATAGAAATATCAAAGGGGGAGCTAATACAGACTTGGGAAAGTCGAATGCAAAAAGCGCAGATTGTATAGCGGCGGACGCTGGCGCACGGTCACAAGGTGCAATGGCAGGTAGTGCAATCGCTGCGGGTGTTGCTGCACCAGCTGTTACTGGTATTCCATATGTCGGTTGGTTAGCATCTGGATGGGCCCTACTTCTTGGTCAGAAGGTAGGTGAATCTGCTGGATCAGTTGTTGGTGGTATGTTTAATGATTGCTGAATAAATAATTAATAAGTTCGGTTAACCGAAATCTATGACATTAGAGTACGGGTGTTACGCACTTAAACTAGAATGTGCATTAAGAGATTTGGGATTTGTTGATATTGGATGGAAGACTGTTGCACATGCTGGTATATTTTTTGTACAACCAGTTGGTATTCCAGATGACCCTGAGGGAGATTTATTAGGGTTCTCAATATCGATTCCATATAAGAAAAATAATCAAAAATATAGATTGTTAGGAACTGCAAAAAAAGCATTAGACTTTGCTCAGGGCATTGATACATAATGTAGTTACATACAATTTTTTATGAAACTTTTTATTGCATTCATTTTCACTTTCTTCTTGGCAGCACCAGCATGGGCAGTGGATGTTCAGATGGGATCTGGAGGAAATTTGGTATTTGATCCTGCCGAAGTGACAATATCTGCAGGAGAGACAGTTCACTTTGTAAATAATATGCTACCACCACATAACGTCATTGTGGAGGATCGTCCAGACCTCGCCCATGAATCACTTGCCATGCTTCCTGGGGAAGAGTTTGATATCACGTTTAATGATCCAGGTGACTATACTTATTGGTGTGCCCCTCACAAGGGTGCAGGTATGATCGGTACGGTACATGTAGAATGAAAAAATTCAACACTGTTGTTTTAGACATCACTGTTGCAATATTAGACTTCCTTTATCGAGGAAGAGACTATCCACGCTTTTGGGTGCTTGAGGAAATTGCTCGGGCTCCCTACTTTGCATTCCTGAGTGTGTTACACTTTAGAGAAAGTATGGGTTTGCGTGGTCCAGACCATCTTTATTTGATGAAAGAGCATTTTGCACAGTCGATTAATGAGACAGAACATCTGGAATATATGGAAAGCATGGGCGGTAATTCTTATTGGATTGATCGCTTTGTCGCCAAACACCTCGTCCTTATCTATTATTGGATTAACGTGGTTTATTATTGGGTATTTCCTAAGTTTGCATATCATTTGTCATACGAAGTAGAGGTTCATGCCGCTACTACATATGGAAAATTTTTAGCACTTAATGGTCATGATGATAAAATTCTTGAGATTTTGAATGATGAATTAAATCATTCTAGAGAACTTGCGAATGCCATGGAGATGAACCTGTGAAAAAATCAGATGAAGAGAGAAAAAAAGAAATAGAAAGGATCAGTAAACAAATTCATCCACATGATGATGAACCTGATCCTACTGCTGATATGGGTAATTACAATTTCCCTCAAATGTTATTTGCATTTTGTTTAGGATTTGTAACTATGTTTGTTTTATCAGTAAATGAAATAAATGAATTTAAGGGATGCCCCCTTCCGGAATATTTTATAGAATCAAAATGATTATGGTATGGAATTATTTTTAAGACCACATGAAAATATTAATGATGTAACCTGGAGTATTATATGGATAATACTTATTCTTCTAGCAGGTGTCTTTTATTACATATATACAATAATGGTATACGCTTATGAAGAACTTAACCAAGATCAAGAAAATTGTTCCTTATTTGATACTTTCCCAGACGATAATGTTATCTTTTATCACGGTTGCGACGTTGACATCAGTAACGACGAGGAGCATTTTTGAATGTCGTATGGTCATGGCAAGAACAGTAATTTGTAGGGAGAGATGATCATGGGAGCAATGACACCCCCAAATCGAAAGAGTTGTTACAATTTTAGAGTAGTAGAAATCAATAGAGTTCTGGACGGAGACACGATCGATGTCACAATTGATCTTGGTTTTGACCTTTACAAAAAAGAAAGAGTTAGAGTTGCTGGTGTAGATACACCAGAGAAAAGAACGAGAGACCTGGAGGAAAAGGCACTTGGAATCGACGCAACAAACTGGCTCAAAGAAAAGTTGGAAGGAGCGTTGGCTGGTGATGATGATCTTGTTATCCGTACTGAACTCGTTGGCGGTGTCGGCAAGTATGGTCGTCTTCTTGGTTGGTTATACCTTGGGGACGGAAGTCTGTCGCTCAACGAACAAATGATTGAAGAAGGTTATGCTTGGGCATATGATGGTGGCACCAAGCAAAAAGATTTTGAAGAACTCCGTGAGATTAGGAGACAACATGGAACACTTATTGATGATAAGTATTCTGAGTATAAATCACAAGAACATAGGTATGATTGATGACTAAAAATATTACAATTAATGCCCCTGAGGGAGCAAATCTTGAGGGACTAACAATTGAACAGAGAATTGATCAACCTGCAGACTTGGAAGTAGGTCCAGTAAAAGTTGGAGACTCTTCTGCTCTTACTTGGAGCAATACTGCTGTAGTAATTGTTCTTCTTGGCGCTCTCATTATCTTTAAAAAATTTTTTATTGATAAATAAAAAATCACTTATACCTTTAATCATGCAAAAAATTATTAATCTAATAGCACTTTTTGCTGGACTAGTTGCAGGAGCAAATGTCGCTCTAGCAGGATATCTTTATTTTAATAGAGATTATATTTTTGATAGTGTTAAAGAAAAGGCAACAGAAGAAATTACAAAAGCAATTACTAAGGCACTACCCAGTATGATTGATACTGCAATGCCAGAACTACCTGGTGTAACTGGTGATGCAGTAGGCTCAGGATCAGGACTTTCTCTTCCTAAGTTCTGAATTCAGCGATTTCTGATAATTCTATTAATCTTGATACATAATTCAGTTATTTCATTGATATGACTTTATCTAATACTACTTTTATTATCCCTCTTAGGATTGAATCTTACGATAGACTAAGAAATGTCATTGTCAGTTCAATCTATCTTCTTGATAATACAGATTGTCAGATCATCGTAAAAGAGTCTGACAAAACATCTGTATTTGCTGAGAACGCTTTACCTCAGATTAGAGAGTGTGTTGGTGATAAAGCAAATAGATTGACGCATGTCTTTGAAGAGAATCAAGAAGAATATTTTCATCGCACTAGATTATTAAATGATATGGTCATGATGACCAGCACAGATGTAGTGATAAATTATGACTGTGATATTATTCTGCCATTAAAATCATATGTTACATCTGAGGAGAAAATTGTCTCTGGTGAGTGTGATGTTGTCTATCCTTACGGTGAAGGTTACTGGCAGTTTCAAATCTTTGCTACTGATGAACTAGTATCTGAATTTATCAATGGTGATTATAATCTCTCTATTCTTAGAACTAAGTCTAGAGTTCATGATGCAAAGTATGGATTCTGTCAGGCATTTGCCACTAAGAAATATATTGAGGGTGGATTAGAAAATGAGAACTTCATCGCATATGGATATGAAGACGATGAAAGATATTTTAGATTCAATAAACTAGGATATAATGTGTGCAGACTGGATGCACACGTATATCATATGGAACATGCAAGAACAAATAATTCTTGGTTTACAAATCCATTTATCCATAACAACAAAAACCTGTATGATACTCTGAAGGAGTTTGACAAAGCACAACTTCAAGAGTATTATGAAAATCAGGATTATCTGAAAACACGCAAAGCACAACTGACTTGATATATAATTCAGTTATTTTATTGATATGACTTTATCTAAACCTAGAAGAAGGACTAAATCTCAGGGCGACAATAAATTCTTTCTTTATGTAATGTTCTATCATTTCTTTGAAGGACTTACAGATATTTTTAAAAATGATTGATGGCAGAAATTCCTGAAATTAGAATACGATCTATAGATGTCCCACGGGTTCCTGATTACTTAATGGAACCACCACAAGCAATTCCTAGTTCTGTTCCTGTCACGGTTCAGATAGGATTTCCTATAGTGGATCTTCCTGGTTGTATTGAGGCACATGAAACAAAAAATCCCAAGAACAATCAGATTGTAGAAGATGATCGAAGGGGTGTTTTAACTTTTTGTGATGGTCAAATACCATCTTTCAATCCTATAAATTTCAATGAGGAAGTAGAGTTACCAACTCCTAAACCACCTATTCCTCCATATAAGGCACCAGAAGTTCCAGAAATACCAGAAATTCCCAAAGATATTATACCAAAACCAAAGAAAGAAGAGGTGCCTTGTCCTGGGCCCAATGCACCTAGGATTGGTGATGTGGCACAAAATAAGAAGGA